CAGGCAATGTCCTCGACCGGCCTGCAGACGCAGTTGCGGCAGCAGAAGATCGCCGAGGAAGCGCAGCGTCGCAGCATGAGCCTGAACGAGATGAACGCGCTGATGAGCGGGCAACAGGTGCAGACGCCGCAGATGCCGGGCTTCCAGACGGCCGTGGGTTCGCAGCCGGTGCAGTCGCTGAGTGCGGCGCAGATGACCGGACAGTCGATGATGGATCAGTTCAACGCCCAGCAGCAGCAGACACAGGGCATGATGTCCGGTGCCATGGGGCTGGGCTCCAAAGCAGCGATGATGTAGCGCGCATAACATGCATAACGTGATCCAGATCTCGGGCGGCATCGACAGCATGGCAATGCTGATCTACCTGCGCGGCCTGTGGTCCGACTCGGTGGTCATGTGGGGTGACACGGGCGCGGCGTATCCCGAGACAACGGAACTGATGGAAGACGTGCGCCGCATGGTGCCGCACTTCCTGCACGTGCAGGGTGACCAGCCGGAAGTGATCCGCACCTATGGCTGGCCGGTGGACGTGGTGCCGGTGAGCCACACCCGCTTCGGCGAGCACATCTATGGCCCGCGGCCGATCGTGTTTCAGTCTTATCTCGACTGCTGCGGCCGTGCGCGCTTCCTGCCACTGCAGCATGCGGTGCAGCGTGTCGGTGCCAAGGTGGTGTACCGCGGCCAGCGCAACAGCGACAAGCGGCGCCCGCGCATCGAGCATGACAGCATCGATGAGTTCGGCATCACCTACAAGTTTCCGCTGCGTGATTGGTCGCGCGAGCGCGTGTTCGAGTACCTGCAGCAGAACGCGCCCGAGCTGGTGGCGGCGTACTACAGCGAAGGCGAGTCCACCAGCCGTGACTGCTGGAGTTGCACGGCGTACCGGGACGACAACGTGGCGCGCGTCGAGCATCTGCCACCACCGCAGCGGGAACAGGTGGAAACGGTTTTAAAGCAGTGGCGCGACATCGTGCGCGCCGACATGCAAGGAGCGTGACATGGCCTCACCCCTCGGTGGAATTGATCCGAAGATCCTGCAGATGATCCTGCAGCAAGTAGGCGGCGACCCGAGCAAGCTGGCGAGCCTGCTGTCAGGCGCCATGCCGGGCGGGCCGCCGGGCGCACCGCCGCCACCGGGCGGCGCCCCGCCGCCACCGGGCGGGCCACCGGGCGCACCGCCGCCACCGGGCGGCCCCAGCGCGATGCCACCTCCTCCCGGCATGCCGGGCGGCAACAGCGTGCCCGGCCTCACGCCGCCGCCACCGGGCGGGGGCATGCCGCCACCGCAATCGCCCTTCGGCCCCGATCCCGGCGGGCCGTCGATGGGCGGCATGCCGCCGCCACCGCAGGCGCCACAGGCGGGTGCGCGCAATCCGCAGATGGACGCCGTCAACATGACGCTGGGGCAGGCCGCCTTCGGCGGGCAGGAGCGCGACCTCGACCGGCAGCAGAAGCTCGCCGACGAACTACGGGGTGAGGCGATGCCCGGCATGCGCGGCAACTCGCGGGTGCAGACGGCAGCGAACCCGCTGGAAATGCTCGCCACCGGCCTCGGCAACATCGGCGGCCAGATGAAGTCCGACAAGCTCGGCGTGGAGCGCGAGGCCATGTTCAAGAAGCGCATGGACCTCCTGCGCGACGACATGGAAGCATCGCGTAGCCGGTTCGGCCCAGAGTAGGAGTCACCTACACCATGTACATCGACCCGTCCGCGCTCGACCTGTTCGGCCCTGACGACGGCGTGACCGGCACCGGCTCGCCGCCGGTCCTGCCGCTCGCCTACGCCGTGCGCAAGGGCAGGGGCAAGGGCCTCGAACTGGGTGACCGCAGCATGCTGCCGCAGGCCACCGCGGCCGCGGCCAGCGTGCCCGCGGCCAGTGCTGACCAGATCCGCACCCTGCCCAACGCGACGCAGGCGGCGCGCTCACCCAACCTCGGCGGGCTCGCGGCCGGCTACGACACCCAGATCAGCGAGTACCAGAAGCAACTGCAGGGACTGAACGAAGACCCCGACTACAGCGGGGCCGCCACGGCCGCACGCAGGCGCGGCAGCGAGGGCGTACAGGTGCTCGGCGCGGCGCTCGCCGCCGGCTTGGGGCCGAAGGACATGCAGGGACTGCAGGGCCAGTTCGCGCAGCAGTCCGCGCACATGATGCAGCCGCAGAAGATCGAGGGCGGCGAGATCGACGTCAGCGGCAACGTCAACCTCGATCCCGGCTACAAGCGGCAGAAGCAGATCACCGACTTGCGGGCGTCGATCGAAACGCTGGAGAAGCAGAAGCTCACCGCGGTCACGGCCGAGGAGAAGATGCGCGCCGAGGCGCTGCAGCACCAGCAGATGAATCAGTTGAAGGAACTGCAGATCATGGCGATGCGCGAGGCTGCGGCCGATCGCGCGGCCAACCAGCGCGAACTGATCGCGATGCGGCGCGAGGCCGCGGCCGGTGGCGGCAAGATGCAGGCGCACGGGGTCACCCCCGAGGGGCAGATCGTCAGCTACAGCCCGACGCTCGGCCGCACCTTTGTCGCAGGGCCGAACGGCGACATGGTCGAGTACAAGGGACCGATGGTGTCGCAGGGCACTGCCGACAAGCAGGTGCTCGCGGCGCAGCATCTGCAGGGCTCGGAGCAGACCTTCCTCGATCTGGAAGCGCGCATGAAGGCCTTCCCCAATGCCTTCGGCGGCGCCTCGTCGCTGGCGGCGCTGACGCCCACCATCATTCAGTCACGCATCCTCAATGCCAAGCTCACGCCCGAGGAGCAGCAGGTACGCGCGGACGTGCTGCGGCAGGCCGCGCAGGCAGCGCATGATCTGCTCGGTGCAGCGCAGACACCGGCCGAACTCGCCACCGTTGCCAACTTCATCCCCAATGCGCAAGATCCGCCCGATCGTGTGCTGCAGAAGCTGGTGTCGTCGCGCGAGTGGCAGCAGCGGCAGTTGAAGGTTCTGGGGCCATGGGCCACGCAGGCGCGGACCATCAACGGCCCCGAGGCGCCGGCACGGCCCGCGCCGTTGGCGACGCCCAAGGTGGGCGACGTGGTGGACGGTCATCGCTTTAAAGGCGGCGACCCGAAGCAGCGATCGAGTTGGGAGTAGACGCGTGAACCCGTGGGAGCGTGAATGGAGTGACGGCGCGGACACCGGGCCGTGGGCGAAGGAGTGGGCCAAGGTCGCACCGCCGCCCCCGCCGCCGGATGCCACCGCGCTCGATCGCGCGCAGGCCGGCGCGGCCGGCGTCAACCGCGGTGCGCTGGTGAACCTCGCCGGCTTGCCGGTGGCAACCGCGCTCAACGCCTACGACTTGGCGAAGGCCGGCGTCGGCGGCGTGATGGGCGCCTTCGGCGCCAAGCCCGAGAACCTGCCGGAACTGACTGATCGCAGCAAGGTGGCGGGCTCGCCCGAGTGGATCGCCAAGCAACTGGAAGAACGCGGCGCCGGGCCGGTCATCAATCCCAACCGGCCCGATGACCCGGCCTCGCGCTACCTGCACGTGGGCGGGCAGGGCGCGGCCGCCGGCATGGTGGCACCGCAGACGCTGCCGCAGGCGCTCGGCAGCGCCGCCACGGGCGCTGCCTCGATGCTGGCGAGCGAGGCGGCGGGCGACGCGGGTGCGGGCACCTCCGGTCAGGTGCTCGCGGCCTCGTTGCTGCCGGCGGCTACAACGGCCGCAGCGACGCGGGCGCAGGCCGCCATGGCGAACGCGAGGCGCACTGCGGCCCAGCGCGCGGTGGTCGATGCCAACGTGGGCGCCGCACAGGAAGCGGGCTACGTCTTCCCGCCGGCACAGGTCAACCCGTCCCTCACCAACAAGGTCATCGGCGGCATCTCGGGCAAGGCCGCCACCGAGCAGGCGGCATCGCTGGACAACCAGCCGGTCACCAACGCGCTCGCGCGCAAGGCCTTGGGCCTGCCCGAGAACACGGCGCTGTCGGTGGAAACATTGGAAGCCGTGCGGCGGCAAGCGGGCGATGCCTACGATGCAGTCAAGAATTTCAATCTGCCGATCCGCGCCAACAACACCTATCAGCAGCGGCTCGCGGATCTGCACAGCGAGTATCTGGATCGCATCGGCGCGGGCGGCGGCGGCACCCCGGTGGAATCGCTGCGGCTGTCGCACGTGGAGGACTTGCTGCGCGACATGAACCGCAACAGCTTCTCACCGACCAGTGCGGTCGAGTTGATCAAGCGATTGCGCAGCGATGCCGACAGCGGCTTCCGCACCGGCAACGCCGAGTCCGCGCGCTACCAGAAGCGCATTGCCAATGCACTGGAGGATCTGGTGGGCGCCAATCTCAGGGCCGCCGGGCAGCGTGATCTGCTGACCGACTTTCAGGCAGCCCGGCAGCGCATCGCGCAGAGCTACGATGTGCAGAAGGCACTCAACCAAGGCACCGGCAACATCGATGCACCCAAGATCGCCGCGCGTCAGCGCGCTGATCGACCGTTATCCGGCGAACTGGAAACGATCGCCAATGCCGCCAACTTCGCGCCGTTGTCCACGCGCGAGTTCCGGCAGACGCCGCCCGGCATCTCCGCGCTCGACGTGGGCCTCGGCACTTTGGGAGGTGCGGGCGCGATGGCATTCGGCCCTGCGGCGTTGGCGCCCGTGGCGCTGCCGGTGGCACGCATGCTGGCGCGCAAGGCCCTGCTGTCGAAGCCGTACCAGCAGTACATGGCGAAGCCCCGCACGGGTGAGCCGAGTGTGCTGGCGCGGGCACTCGCCGAGGCCGACGCACAGCAGGGCGCGCTGGCGGCGTCCTCGCTGTCGGAAGATGAGATGCGCCGCCGCCAACCCTTCACCCAAGGACTTTAAAGCCATGCCACGCAACGCCGCAGGAGTCTACACATTGCCGCTGCCGCCCGTGGTGGCAGGCAACACCATCATGGCGTCGTTCGAGAACACCACCGACAGCGACATCGCCAGCGAACTGACCAACTCCCTCGACCGCAACGGCCGCGGCGGCATGCTGGCGCCCTTCAAGATATTCGACGGCACCGTGGGCGCGCCCGGCATGGCGTTCACGCAAGACCCCGACAACGGCATCTACCGCATCGGCCCTGACCATTGGGCGCTGGCCGCGGGCGGTGCCGCGATCATGGACATGACGCCCACGCAGACCGGCATCAGCACCCCGCTGTGGCTGGGCGGGGTTTTGACGGCCACAGCCGGGATCACTCTTGCCGGCACCACCCAAGTGACCGGCAACGTCGATATTCAAGGCAGCGTCGGCTCCATCGCGCAGGCAGCGCCCCAGCACAAGCTGTCGATCAGCAGCGCCGGCCCCAGCGATGCGGCCTACATGGCCTTCAACATCTTGGGCGCCTATGCCTCGCTGTTCGGCCTGAGCGCCGATGGCAAGTGGCGCGTCGGCGGCTGGTCCGCGGGCGCAGTGCAGTACCAGATTCTGCATGAAGGCAATTCCTTCAACTTCAACACCGCGAACACCCTAAGCACCGGGCTCAATATTTCGGCGCCAACGCTTTACGCCACCTACGATGTCGTCGCCGGGCGCAATGTGGGCATCACCGGCAACCTGACAGCGGGCTCGATCAACAGCAACAGCTACGTCACGGGCGCTGACCACTTCGCCAATCGCGCCGTCGATCAAGGCGTCTATTTCTTCGGCAGTGGCGGGGGGCGCTACCTGCAATTCGATGGTGCCTACTTTCGCTTCATGACGGGCTCGATCCTGCAGCCGGGCGCGTCCAGCTTCGGGCATCTACAAGACCCCAAGGGCGCCATCGACGTGATGGCAACCGGGCGACCGGACATGCACTTCACCATCACGGCGCAGGGCGCGAACAACGCCTATCTCGCCATTGGCTGCATCAACGATGCCTACACCGCATGGCAGAACCTCGCCTTTCAGGGCGGCGGCAGCTTCCATCCGGCCTATGACGGCGCGCAGGCATTGGGCAATCTGGCGGAACGCTGGAACGCCGTGTACGCGCAGAACGGCGCCATCAACACCAGCGATGCGCGGCTGAAAAAGGACATCGTGGATTCGCCGCTGGGCCTGTCGTTCATCGAGACTCTGCGCCCGGTGCAATACAAGTGGATCGCCGAGCGCACCATCGTCACCCCGGTGCAGACCGGCACCAAGCCGGTGCCCGAAACCGTGGACATCGACGGCAACGTGACGCCTGCGCACGATGAGCCGGTGATGGGCAACACGGTGACTCCAGTGCCCGGCGTGCGCCCGCACTGGGGGCTGATCGCGCAGGAAGTGCGGGGCGCGCTGGCGACAGCAGGCTTCGCCGACACCGGCATCGTGGCCCTGAGCGAAACCGAGGATGTGGCCGTGGGCCTCAACTACTCCGAGTTCATCGCGCCGCTGGTGGCCGCGGTGCAGGAGCTATCCACGCGCGTGAAGGCGCTGGAGGTTTAAAGCGATGGCCGACGAGATCAAGCTCGACGCGCAGGACATCATCGACGCGCTCACCGAGCAGCGCAATGGTGCCCTGAACGAACTGGTCCGCGCGCAGGCGGCGCTGCGGGCACTGCAGCGCAACACTGCCACGCCACCGGAGTCAGGCCATGGGAACGTTAGCCGACTTCCTGCGCAATCTGCAGGAGAGTGACAACCCGCTGGGCGATGCGCCGGGCGAGGCGCTCGGGCGTACGCGCAACCTCAAGCGGGACGAGCTAACCAGCGTCCTGCGCGAGACTCCGGAGATGGCGGCCGCGATCGCCAGCGGCGCCGCCTCGCAGGCCGCCGGGGGCTGGCAGGGGCTGTACACGCTCGCCAAGACCGGCGGCAACCTCGACGCGGCCGTCAAGGCCATTGCCGATACGCAGGAGAAGGGCACCTACGTGCCCCGCTCCACGGGCGCCCGGCAGGGGCTGGGCTACGTGGGCGAGGCGATCGAGCCCATCAACAAGCTCGCCAAGGAGAACATCGCGGATCCGGTGGGCGCGGTGTCGCCGATGCTCGGCGCCGCCCTGACGGCGTTACCCGAGGCGCTGCCCGGCCCCAAGGGCTTCAGCGGGGCCAAGGCCGCAGGACGGGCTGCCAAGGCCGTCACAGGCGCGGAGCGGGGGGTAGTAGCCGCCGAGGGCGCAGCGCCCGTCCTAGAGGCCGTGCCGCGGTCCCGTGCCGCCCTCACGGCGCACTTCCCCGACGATCCCGACATCGTGGACTCGCTGCTCACCAACGAGAAGTACAAGGCCACCAAGATGGTGCCGGGCGAGGACATCGAGGCGGCCGCCAACGAGCGCGGCTACCTGCGCGCGGAAGAGCCGGTGCTGCCGAAGCCGGCGGCGCAGATGAGCGAGGCGGATTGGAAGGCATGGGGCGAGCAGCACGGCGTCAACATGACCGTCACGCCTGACCAGAGTCTCGGCGTGTCCGACATCGCCACCCGGCGCGAGCTAAAGCTGCCGGGCGGGATGGAAGGCAAGTTCAGCGTCCCTGACCTGTTCCAGATCAAGTCCAACAACTTCGATCCCACCATCCTCGGGCGGGATCTGCACAACGACTTGATGAAGAAGTTCCTGCGCACCTATGACCGGCCCGGCGGCATGCCGCCCGAGGAAAAATTCAACGCACTCAACTTCGCGCTGCTGTCGCCCAATGCGCCACTGGGGCCGAACGAATTCTTGGCCGCGCGCTTCCGCGTGCGCAATCCGGAGGAGCTATCAGCACTGGCGGACACGCCGAAGGAGCTACTGGCAGGGGAGGAGCGCGGCACCGGCAGTGCGTCGCGCGGCGGCATGGGGGCCAAGGGCACCGCCAATCTCGGCAACATGCAGCGCCTTGCACAGGTGCTGCGCGACAAGCCCGAGATGTTCGAGGCCGGCGCGGGCGAGACACTGCATGATGTCGCCCGGCGCACCATGAATCAGGTGCCGGGGCTGGGATCGAAGACGGCATCGCTCGGCGTGCCGTGGTTCGATCTGCCGAAGGCGAACACCTCGGCCATCGACCTGCACATGATCCGCGAAGGCTTCCCGCGGCTGCTGCGCGATCCCGAGCTAGGTGCCGACTTCACGGGCGCAGTGGGCCGGCGCATGGGCATCCCTGACGCAACGCCGGATCTGCTGGAAGCTCACGCGCATGCGGACCCGGCCTTCGCCAAGTCACTGGAAGAGACAGCGATCGACATCATCGGCGGCAACACCCGCTCCATGGTGTACCGCACCGCGAAGGGCGAGGTTAATCCGGATCTGCATCCCTCGATCACACCGGACAAGCTGCTGCATGAGCCGAAGCAGGCGAAGGAGTTCGGGCCGTTCTACAACAAGATGGTCGAGTACGTGAACGAGTCGCGCGGCGAGAATCCGGAGATCGCGCTGTTCCCCGAGCAGTGGCGCAAGTGGGACACCCTGCGCGGGCGCATCGAGCCCCACGAAATCATGCACCCCGACTACAAGAAGCTGCCGCGCATGTCATGGGAAGAACTGCTGGCGGCCAAGCAGGCGAACGCCGAGGCCGGCTACTTCGCCAAAGGCGCGCAGCAGAATCCCGGCGAGGTGCCGTGGGGCCGCCTGTTCTACGGCAAGGCTGATCCGAAATTGCTGGCCGGCACTGCGGCCGCAACCGGGGGCGGGCTCGCGCTGGCGCGCGAGCGGGCCAAGGCACTGCGTGACGACGATGAGGAGAAGCGATAAATGGATCTACTCGGACTGCTCGTAACGGTCGTCATTCTCGGCCTCATTTTCGCGGTGCTGTGGTGGGGCATACAACAACTGGCCCCGAAGGTACCGCCACCGTTCGCCACCGTGATGCAGGTGCTCTTCGTGCTGGTGGTGGTGGTCGTGCTGATCTCGCTGTTGCTCGGTCACATACCTCCCGTGAAGCTGGGGCGCTAGTGCGGTGACGGGCTCTCGGCCCGTGCGAGGAACGACTTCATCGCGGTGACCACGCCCTCGCGCTCGGCGTTGCTGATGTAGTTGACGCGGCCTTCGTCGCCGAACTTGAACGTCAGCAGCACGAAGCCCACCGTGCGCTCGCCGGGTGCCGCACCACGGTTGAAGGTAGTGTCGAGCACTTCGGCGAGCGCATTCATGGCCGCGATGAATTCCGGCTCGATGGGTTCGGTCACGCTTCCCCCTTGGGCACATCGACGTAGGGCATGGCGACGTCATCCGCCGTCAGCCCTTCGAAGATGGCCTGCTCGGTTTCGCCGTAGACGATGGCGATGGCGGGCATGGGGCCGAAGGCGTCCTTCACGATCGGCTGGCCCGCCACCAGTAGCTCCACGTTGCGCCGCGACAGGCCGATGATCAGCATGCCGGCATCGGTCTTGGCGATGATCATCACACTCCCCAGAGATCCGGCCGCAGCAGCGCGGGCGAGACTTTAAAGTACTCCGCGATCTGCCGCGCCCGCGGACCCGGCAGCAGGAAGTGGCGCGGTGCAGCCTCGGCCATGCGCTCCCAGCCGTACAGCGTCTGCGCGCGGATGCCGATCGCGATGGCAAGCTGCCGCTTGCTGCGCTCACCGAGCTTGTTCTCGATGAGCCAACTGAGCGGATGCTTGTTGGTGTTGCTGCCCCCCGGCATCTTGCGGGGGAGCTTCACGGGTTTTTGCGTTTTCATGCTTGTCCTTTCAGGACGTTGAGGATGGCTTGCTGGGCACTCGACTTCGCCTGCAGCGCGTCGAGGATGGCGCCGTCCACCGTGTCGCGAGCGACGATGTGGTGAATGACGACGGTCTTGGTCTGACCCTGCCGGTACACCCGGCGGTTCAGTTGGTCATACTCTTCAAGGTTCCACGTGAGGCCGAACCATGCCACGCAGTGGCCGCCGGCCTGCAGGTTCAAGCCGTGCGCCACCGACGTCGGATGCACCAGCAGCACCGGCAACTCGCCGCGGTTCCAGCGCGCCACGACGTCATCCGCGGCCTTCGCCGACACGCCGCCGCCGAGGTACGGGATGGCGGCATCGCCGAGGCGCGCACGGATGGCTTCCACTTCGTGCAGGAACGACACCGCGACCAGCAGCGGGGTGCCCTGCTGCTCTTCCACCAGATCCGCCAGCGCATCGAGCTTCGCTGTGTGGATCGCGACGGTCGCCTGCGTGCGCTCTTCAGTCTCGGCGTAGGCCGTGCCGTTCACCAGTTGGCGCAGCTTCATCAGGCACGCGGCCGCGTTGGCCGGGGCCATGGTGAGGCCGCCACCCGTGGCGAGGAACAGATCCTTGGCGAGCGTGTTGTACTGCGCGCGGGCCGGCGCCGGAAGCTCCACCTCGATGCGATTGAAGATCAGCTTCGGCATGGTCAGGTGATCCTCGGCCTTGAGGCGCAGGGCCATGCCGTTGACGCGGGCGTAGACGCGATCGGCCGCATCCTTCTTCGGGTGCCATTTCTGGATCACGCGGCCGCCGCCGACGTGGACGGACTCGGGCATGCAGAACTCGCGGCGGAAGCGGGTGATGAACTTGCCCAGCGCAGCGCCCTCGTCGCAGATGTAGGCCTGCGAGAACAGATCCTCGATCGACTGCGGCGTCGGGGTGCCGGTCAGGATGTAGCGGCGGGCGAACTTGCCGAGGTGCTCACGCAGTGCCTTGAAGCGCACGCTCGACGGGTTCTTGAAGCGGGTGGACTCGTCAACGACGAGCATCTCGGGGGCGCGCTCGCCGAGCAGCGACCACGTGGCGGCCTCGAACAGCCAAGCGACATTCTCGCAGTTCACCACGTAGATGTCAGCGTCGGCCTTCAACGCCGCTTCGCGCTGCTTGGCGCTGCCGAGCACCAGCGACACCTTGAGATGGGCGAAATCGGCCCACTTGGCGACCTCGGCCGGCCACACCAGCCGGGCCGGGCGCAGGGGAGCGATCACCAGCATGCGCTGCACCGCGCCGGCTTCCTTCATCACAAGGAAGGCGCCCAGCGACATCGAAGTCTTGCCGAGGCCCGGATCAAGCAGCAGGGCGCCGTTGGAACGGCCGGCGATAAGCTGGATGCCGCTGATCTGGTACGGGTGGGGCGTGTAGGGGATCATGTTCTGTCTCGGGTAGTGGGGTGTAGGTAATGACTACTAAAGCGATTATCGTGCCAAGGAGCGGATGGTGTTCCAGCCGCGGGCCTGCCCGGCACTGCGGCGGGGCGCGACGCGCGGGCCGAGCGCGGGGTGGGCGACGATGAAGGCCGACACCGCGGCGCTGGCGTCGATCGAGGCCTGCAGGGTAACGGGCGTCGGGGTGGCGCGGGCGACATCGCGGGCGGCGGCTGCGGTGGTGATCAGGGCGTCGAGTTGGCTGCGGAGGTTCATGGTCTGTCTCGGTTGTAAGGGGGTGCCTACAGTACTTTAAAGCGATTATCGTGCCAGCCGGGGTGCCGGGCCAGCCTTCATTGTAGGTGACGCCTTACGGCAGATCAAGCCCTATTTGGACAACCGGCGTCGGCCGCGGGCGCCCCATCTGATCGGCCAGCAGATCCTTGAAGCGGGCGAAGCTGCGGATCACCTCCACCGGGTGGCCGAGCTTCGCCAGCTTGCGGAACTGGTGCGCCTGCCGGGCGCTCACCTCGCCGTCGGGCGACTTGAACTCGACCAGCCATGTGCGACCGCCCGGCAGCAGGAACACCCGATCGGGCAGGCCCACCACGAAGCCGCCGAGCTTGATCGGCTGGCAGCCCATCCGCACCGCCCGCGCGCAGCAGCGGCGCTCGGTGTCCCCCTCAAGAGACACGGCGCGGCCCGGCCATCGAGCGGTGGGGGCGGGAAGGCACCGCCAGCAGGGCTGGCGGGCTCGCCATGCGCTCCACGGCCTGCATGACTAGGGCCGTAGCTGCCAGCAGCGCCATGTCCTTCACGGCGGCCTTGTCGAGGTTCCCCAGCCGGGCGCGCTGGCGGGCCAGCAGCAGGGCGAACTCGGCCACCTGTTGCGCGGCCCCGCGGGCCACCAGCCGGCCGCTGCGCAGCGGCATCACCACGGTGGCGTCGCAGGCGTCGCAGCAGGGCTGGTCCGACAGCGGCCGAGCCGCGTTGCCGAGGCCGTCGAACTCGATCTTGCACAGGCTGCAGGGGGTCATGGCTTCACCTCGGCCTGCGTCACCCGGCCCAGCATGATCAGGCGCTGGTAGAGCTTGCGCAGCTTGCCGGGTGACATCGAGCTTACGTACATGGCGGCCTCGGACGCGCGCCAGCCCTCCTTCACGAACCAGCGCGACACGGCCTGTCCCTGCACGGCGGCCGGGGTGGCCTTGTAGGGGATGGCTACACGGGTGCCGTCAGCCTTGATCAGCAGTAACTGTCTCACGGTGTCTCCTTTTCCATCTTGGGGGTGAAATCGCGCCAGCCCAGCAGGAACTTGCGCGCGGTTGCTTCCGACAGGCCGGTGGCCTGCACGATGCGCTTGCGCGGCTTCCCGGTAGTCACTGCCTGACAGCGCAGGCAGTGCCCTGAGCGGCAGCACATGCGGGTGATGCGGTAGGTTGGCTCACTCATTTCAGCCAGCACTCGGGATCGGCACACGGCGGGCCGCCATGATTGCCGTCACACTTGTCTTGCGCCGCCTTGGGCGCGAGGGCGCGTTCGCAGCGGTCAGCTACCTCTTCCGCAAGGTCTGGTGCACCGTTGCCATACTGATAGCTGCGCAGTGCGTGGATAGCCGCTTGCAGCGCCGCCGCTACCTCTCCCTGCGCGGCCTCGGCGGGAGCGGCGTCGTACATGGCACGCCACATATGTGCAATAGGGTCTCCTCCTACATAAGTCGCAGTTGCCCCAGCCTTCTGCATTTCCGCTGTCGGCTCGCGCGGGCATAGCTTCGTGGGCGCGCTCATTTCGTCACCCTTACGGCTTTTTTCGCCACCACGCAGACCAGCGTGCGCGACTCGTACCACTCGCGCCCGGCGACCGACTCCATCAGGGCGCCGCGGGCGTCCAGTTCACTCTGGTACAGCCACACCGCTACGGTGGCGGTGTCGGCGTCGAGGACGCGAGCGCGGGCGTTGGTCAGCGCCGCGGTCTTGGTCACGAACGCCTGCCGCACCAGCTTGTTGCCGACGGCGTGTTCCGTCACGTGCAGTTGAGTTCCTTGTGCCACTTTAAAGCTCCGGTAGTGGGGCCGCTCGCGCGGCCCGGTGGGGGTCAGATGGTCTCGACAACCTTCTTCTTCTCGCGCTCGGTCTGCAGCATCATCTCCTGCTCGCAGGAACCGCAGACCGGCCAGCCGTGCTCCTCGATCTTCTTCGCCGTCATGTAGCTGACGTTGCCGCAGCCGCACTCCAGCTTGTGCAGGCCGTGGCTGGCATTGCGCTTCTTCGCCACCAGCGCCACCTTGCCGTGCGGGTAGGCGCCAAGCTTGGCGAGGATCGCCGCCATCAGGGCGTGAGCGTCGGCGCGCTCGACCTTGGAGTGCTTGCCGCCCGTGTAGCCGACGGTCTTGCTGGCCTTGGTGAAGGCGGCGCCGTGACCGGACTTGCAGTCATCGACGGCGTGCAGCAGTTCATGCCCGAGCACGTCCAGCACTTCCAGCGGCTGGTCGAGCACCGGGGAGATCATCACCTCGTTGACGCCCGCGGCGCTGCGCGCACGGGGCCAGCACTCGCCGATGCGGCGCCGGGGCGAGCCGCCGCCGGGGAAGCCGCAGGCCATCTTGACGTCGGCCGGGACCACCACGCCGAGCTTGAGCCACGCCGCGCGGATGATGATGGTCGCCTGCGTCAGCCACTGCTCGCGGTGGAGCACCAGCTTCGGGTCGATCATGCCGCACAGGATTGCTTGCTTTTTCATTTGGGTCACTTTAGGTCAGTTTAGGGTAGGTGCAGGCGCCGGGTGTAATGTAGCAGGCGCCTGTACCTTTAGTAAAGCGAGAAGCGTGCCAACGCTTTAAAGGCGTTGGCTACAATCGGCAGCATCGGCCGCCGCATCGTCAGCTTCAGCCCATGAGGGGCCGTAGTCGGCGTCCTCAAAGGAGTAGCTACAGGGCAGGGGCGGCAGTGGGAGCGGCTGCGGGCGCTGCGAGTGGAGCAGCAGGATCACGATGATGGTCAGCAGCCCCACCACGGGGCCGCCGAGCCAGAACGCCACGGCGATGCAGAGGGCGTCGATCATTGAAATTTCCCGGCGCATACGGGGCCAATCCCCGCCTCGATCGAGGCCGGGTCCGTCAGGTCACGGCCGCAGGAGCAGCAGCGGCCCGAGAGCTTGCCGTGCTTCACGGCGGCCGCCAGCGGGTCCAGTTCGAACTCGGCCAGCAGGGCCACGATGGCATCCTTGTCGGCGCCGGCCTTGCCGTTCCAGACGAAGGCCTGCGCGTTGTCGAGCTTGCCGACGAGGCGATCGCTCCACACCAGCCAGCACATGCTGTCCTGATTCTTGCGGGAGATCTTGAGCGAGCCCGCGTGCAGGGTGGCGTGCTTCTGCATCACCTCGAACAGCTTCGGCACCGGGGTGCCGGCGGCGTAGGCGGGCTTCGCCGGGGCCGCCGGGGTGCCCGGCAGGGTTACCTGCGGCAGCGGCTTGCGCGGCAGCGACCACTCCACCAGCTTGCCGGCGAAGTCGCGCTGCTTGGCGCTGGCGTAGCCGCCGTTGTCCACCCGGCCAGCGATGTCGCGGCAGATGGCGCCCTTGCCCATGGCGAAGGCGTCGCGGCGGGCGTCGAAGCGCACCGCGGCGTCGCGCAGTTCGACCGCGCTCGGGCGCTCGCCGGCAACGACGGCCAGCGCGGGGGTGATCGAGGGGGCGACGGCGACGGCGTTTTTCCAGTTCATGTTCATTCCTTCGTAGTGGGGGTGTAGGGGATGCCTACAACTACTAAAGCACTTACCGTGCCAGCTTCTGCAGGTACTGCCACTCGCCCACCCACTCCGCGACGGTGAACGTCGTGAGGTGGTTGACGTAGACCGACGACGCCGGCCACGTGAGGGCGCCGCCGCCGACGAAGTAGAAGTAGCCATTGCCGCGGACTAGCTCCTGCTCGCCGCCCGCGGCCTTGATGGCCGCGTTGACGTTGTTCAGGGTGACGCGGGGGAGGGTGATCTTTGCCATGCTCGATGCTCCAGTTGAAAGGCAGTTGTTGGAGCCTGCTTTAAAGGCAGGCTCGGGCAACGGTCTTTAGCCCTCGGCGCGCTCCAGCGCCAGATCCTCGTCCTGCCCGTAGGCGACGTAGGCGTCCGAGCCGTACACGGCACGCCCGGCAGCCCAGCGATCGAACGCCACCGGGAGCTTGCCGCCCGCGACGCGCGCGGTCAGGGCCACGGCCAGCTTGATGGCCTTGGCTTCGGTGGGGCTATCAACGCCGTAACGCTCGGTGCCGACGAAGAACTGGCGGGTATCACCGAACGAGTTGGCGGCCACCACGAAGAAGGCGACGCCGAACTGCTCGCCGCGGGGGTTGCTCATGTCGGCGTTCTCGGGGTTGTAGCCGATGCCGACGACGTCCGAGGCGACGTAGAAGTAGGTGTTGGCGGCGGTGAAGTTCATGTTCGTTCCTTGTAGTGGGGGTGTAGGGGTTACCTACAAGTACTAAAGCGAGAAGCGTGCCAACCTACTCGATGATGCCGCCGATGTTGGCCGGGGCCACCCGCACCGGCCGCGGGAGCTTGTCCAGCTTGACCATCAGGTGCTTGCGGCCGATCGCCGCGACGGCGCCGAAGCGGGCGCCGCGCATCCACAGGTCCGTCGCCGGGTGCAGTTCCACCCGGTTGCCTACTTGGAAGTTGCGCAGTTCGAACATCTTGTACTCCTCAGTTGACGGCATCACCTACACTGTAGGTGACGCCTTACGTCACATTGTGCCGCCGTAAAGCGTCACTTCTCGATGGCCGCCTGCCGGATGCGCTGCACCGGGTAGGCAAGTTCCTTGCCGCTGTCGTTCAGGTAGACCACGTGCGGCACCACGTTGCCGTTCAGGTGGGGGCCGCAGCCGCGGGCCATCCGGCTCTCGACGCGCAGGGCCACGCGCTCGGCGCCGAACAGCTTGAAGCGGGTGCCGGGGCCGATCACCTTGCGCGGCGCCTCGGCCACGCGGGCCACCAGCGCCTGCTTGCCCGTGATCTTGTCGGCGCGGGCAGTGATCGCGGCGCTGACGCGGGCGCATTCCTTGGCCTCGCTTTCGAGCGCGTGCTGCAGCGTCCGCACGGCGGCCTGCTGGTGCTCGGCCGGGGCGTCGGCGTAGTCCACCATCTCCCACACCGACTTGCCCATCACGCGTTCCATCTTGCCCGAGCGCGCCCGGCGCGGCAGCATCTCACCGCGCTCGACCGCCACTGCATCGGCGGCGCAGCTACGCGACCGCACCATGAGGCCGTGGGCGACCTTGTCGGCCTGCTCGCGGTCCTGCTCCAGCGGCAGGAACGCCGCGCCGGGGCAGACGCCGCGGAAGTAGTGGAACTGGACGTCATAGCCGTGCTTGGACAGCTTGCCCTCGGGCAGCGCCTGCAGCTTGCCGCAGACCTGACAGGTGCCGTTGTGAGTTGCCTTGATCATGGTGCTGACTCCTAATAGATATGGGGGGGATGCACTGCTACATATGCAATGACCATGCCAGCCATTGCCTACATATGTAGGCGTTAGCTGGCACGGTGCTTGCATGTATGTCTGGACCTCCACCGCATCTATTAGGACCGAACATGAAATTTCACCGTACCTCGCAAAGCTGGGCTGTTGGCGAAACCGTCAAGGTTGGCTTCCTGACCCTGCGCGTGCTCGCCAAGGTCGCCACGCCGGGCAACTACCTGCCCGACCAGTACGCCCTGACCAACAAGGATGGCAGCCGCTTCTATCGCTTCATCCCGCACAACGGCCTGACGCGCGTCGAGAACCTCCAGCAAGCGATGGAGTGGTAACGCTGGCACGGGCCTTGCATTGTAGTCTGTACCTACCACCCCACCTATCAGGACCGAACATGAACCAAGCTCACCTCACCAACGCGCCGGCCGGCGGCAAGCTCGTCGCGTGGCACACCTCCCTCGACCTCGCGGCCTACGTGATGGCCGACAAGTCCGAGGTGCTGATGATCAACGGCAAGCAGCACGCCTCGTTCGATCACCCGTCGCAGTACGTGATCTTCGTCTGCCGCATGACCCCCAAGGCCGCCGCCAAGTGGCTGGCGCCGTTCAACGTCAAGTAAGGAGCACTCCATGAAGACCCCCATGCACGTCGAGTTCGGGCGCATGCCCGTGGCCCTGATCAACGGCGTGTTCGCCGTCTACGTGGTGCGGGGCGACAGCATCATCGCGTCCCGCACCGGCATCGACAGCGCCGCCCGCTGCGCCGAGTTGGCCCAGCAGTACGCCGACAACTACGGCGCCCCGCTCCGGCCCGAGGCGCGCTTCCTCGATCCGCTGTAATTCTGCCCGAGCGGGCGCCTACAGTGTAGGGGCTGGCTTTAAAGCCCCCCGCTTGCGCCACCCGGCCGGCGGGGTTTACCATCCGCCCTCACCTATTCACTGACCTAGATTGGAGTACCGGAAAATGGCACTACATGCCGCATTCTCGCCCTCGGCGTCCAGCCGCTGGATCGCCTGCCCGGCATCGCATCTGCGCGCCGCGGCCCTCCCGCCTGCCCCTAGCTCCAGCTCCAGCTACGCCGAGCGCGGCACCCTGCTGCACGAACTGGCTGCCTATGCCCTCGTCAACACACTGGCGACGATGGATGTCTACGCGGCGGCGCTGCCGGGCGTGAAGCTGGAGCCCGACGAGCGCGCGGCCATCGCCACCTATGTCAAGTTCTGCCGCGATTTGCGCAAGGGTGCGACGGCGTGGGGGATCGAGACGCGCGTGGCCTACGATGCCGAACTGTTCGGCACCATCGACTTCTGGGCCGTCAAGCACGGCACCCTGCACGTGGTGGACCTGAAGGGCGGCCGCGGCATCAAGGTGGACGTCATCGACAACACCCAGTTGCTGATTTACGCGATCATGCTGTCCAACCAGATTGCGATCGATAGGAAATCGGTCGCGGCCACCATCGACCACGTGGAACTGCACATCGTGCAGCCGCTGTTCGAAGGCGATGCGCCGATCCGTGGCGCCACCTACACCATGGCGCAGCTTGGCCTCTGGCGCGGCAAGATCTTCGATGCCATGGTGGCCGCCAAGAATCCCGCCGCCGCCTTCAACCCCGGCGAGCACTGCCGCTTCTGCCCAGTGAAGCCGGCCTGCCCGGCCCTGCTCGGGCTGGTGCAGCAGATGCCGTCGCCGCCGGTCTTCAACGGCCTCTCGGTGGAGAAGATCTCCGAGTGGCTGGCGAAGGCCGACACCATCGAGATGTGGATCGCGGCCCTGCGCGAGCATGCCCACGGCACCATCAACTGCGGCACACCCATCCCCGGCTGGCGCCTGCAGGACAAGCGCGCGACGCGCAAGTGGACCGACGAGCGCGCCGTGCAATCCGAAGCCAAGGGCGCCGGCATCGTCGTCACCGCCCGCAAGCTCATGTCGCCGACGCAGGTCGAGAAGAAGTTCCGCGGCATCCCGGTGGTGCTGCAGCCGTTCGTGGATCAAACGCCCTCGGGCCAGAATCTGGTGCGCGACGAGTCCTACGTCGCCACCGATACCGAGCAGCCCGCGCTGGACAAGGCGCTGCTCAACCTGCAGTACCGTGTGTAACCTGACCTAACCTAGACTTTAAAGGAGACACCTACCATGAGTGCATTAGTACCGTTTGGCGGCAATGGTGCCGTGGCTGACCCGACCAAGCTCGCGGCCGCGCTGCAGAACGTTTCGCGGCAGGCTGCCCCGCAGGGCATGTTCCTGCGCATGGGCAAGGATGGCGTGTGGGTCATCGGGATCGAGGCCGAGCCCGTGGCCGAGGGCGCCGAGTTCGCCATCAACCCGGCCGGCTTCGGCCATGGCTGGATTGCGTGGGGCAAGTCCGAGCGCCTCGGCGAGTCCTTCGTGCCGCTGACCGATCCGCTGCCGGCGACGCCGGCCACGCCCGAGGGCGCGGTGCGCGGCTGGGAGCAGCAGTTCGGCATGCATCTGCGCGAAGTCGGCACGGGTGCGGACCTGATCTTCCGCACCAGCAGCGTTGGCGGCAAGCGCGCGATCGGCGCGCTGGCGAAGGAAGTCGGTGCCCGCATGGCCGAGGGCGACGCGCGCAGCGTGGCGATCGTCACCCTCGGTGCCGACTCCTACAAGCACAAGGAGTACGGCAAGATCTACGTGCCCGAGTTCGCCATCGAGCGGTGGGTCACGCCGGCCGACATCACGGCCGACGTGCAGCCCGTGAAGGGCAAGGGAACGCCTACACCGCCGCCTACGGGCATCAAGAAGGCGGCCAAAGCCAAGGGCAAGCCGGCCACCAAACCGGCGCGCCGTTAAAAAGGAGCAGCCATGAGCAAAGCATATAAGCCTGCGGGTATACGGGTGAAGATAGTGGTCACCAAGGAAGCCATCGACCTAGCCATACCAAGGGACTCCACGCATTGCATGATCGCGGACAGCGTCAGGAGCAGCTATCCGGCAGCGTCACGGGTGTCGGTGGATCTCGCCACCATTCGCTTCAGCGACTCCGCCAAGGGGCTGCGCTATACCTTCCTCACCCCGCGTACCGCTCAGGTCGCCTTGGTGAACTACGATCGCGGGATTAAGCCCACCCCGTTTGATTTCGAGCTACGGGGTCCGCACATCACTCGGGCCGGAAGCCGCCACACACCTCGCGCCACGCTCACGGAAGCGCAGAAAAAGGGGTATGAAAAGCGCGGCACAAAGGGAGTGGAGAAGGCCCGTGACGTACTCCGTAAAACGGGCTTAAGGGCAAGCAACAAAGGCCCGCTGCAGTTCAACGACAAGATTCCTGATCGCGTGGGCGGCCAGACCCCGCCCCTGCAGCAAAGCAAGACCAGCAAGGGCAACATACCGTTCACGCGGCGCCGCGCCTACGGCCTGCGTGCCCTCGATATGTAGCCATTGGCAGCACTCCTGTGCCCGCGCCGGCTGAGTTGGCGCGGGCCTTTTTTCTGGCGCACAATTCGAACGCTTTTGACGCAATTCTGCGTCGGCCCTTGACGGCCTCCATCAACCATGAAAGGCAGCACCGTGAAGAAGCATTTCTGGATCGACATCGAGACCCGCTCCCGCACCGACCTCGTCAAGCATGGCGTCTACCGCTACGCCGCTGACCCCTCCACCGAAGTCCTGATCATCTGCTACGCGCTCGGCCACGGCCCCATCAAGACATGGGTGCGCGGCGCCGCCATGCCCGCGGACCTGATGAGCGTGCTGGCGAAGCCCGCCCCGCACGTGTACCTGACGGCGCACAACGCCGGCTTCGAGCGCCACGTGCTCACGCGCCTGTTCCCGGCCGTGCGTGATCCGCGCCGCTGGTACTGCACGGCCACGCAGGCCCGCGCCGTGGCGCTGGCCGGCTCGCTGGAGTCAGCGAGTCACATGCTGGGCACCCATGTGCGCAAGGATCGGCGCGGCGGCGAGTTGATCCGCCTGCTGTCGATGCCGCAGGCCGATGGCAGCTTCCTTGAGGATGCCGGCCTGATGGCCGAGTTCGCGCGCTACTGCGCGCAGGACGTCGAGGTGATGCGCGCCATGTCCACCAACATGCCACCGCTCACCGAGGAGGCGCTGGCACTGTACGTGGCGAACGAAACCGTGAACGATCGCGGCCTGCCGATCGACGTCGATCTGTGCGCGGCCGCGACCACGTACGCCGAGCAGGCCGCGGACGAGGCGGCACTGCGCATCCGCGCCGTGACCCGTGATGCGATCAACAGCGCCCGCTCGGTCAAGCTGGCGCCATGGATTCACGCTCGCCTCGCGCAGCAGCACCAGCACCTGATGCACGTGACGCGCACCAAAGTAGCGGACGTACAACTGCATGGCGCTGCCGGCGGGGGTGGTATGCGCGCGGGCGACGCGCGGGGCGCCGCCCATAACCTTGCACGGGCCGCTGGCGCCACCTCGCAGCAAGGCCTGTCGCTCGACTCGGGCGTACGCGCGGCCCTGCTGGAAGCGATCGACCTCTACCCTGATGACTTCACGGCCGAGGTGATCGAGGCCATCGCGGCCGCGGAGGATGCGTCGATGGCCTCGGTGTCCAAGTTCGCCACCATGCTCGATCGCGTCAGTGCCGACGGGCGCCTGCGGGGTGCCTTCGTGATGAACGGCGCCAGCCAGACCGGACGCTTCTCCTCGACCGGCGCGCAACTGCACAACTTCCCGCGTGCGGTGGCGGAAGATCCGGACGCACTGCGGGCCACCATCCTCAGGGGCGGCGACTTGGGCGACAGCGTGCTCAAGGCTTTAAAGTCCATGCTGCGGCCGGCGGTGCGTTCGCCCAAGGGACTGATCGTGCGGGCGGATTGGAACGCCGTCGAGGCGCGCGGCCTGCCGTGGCTGGCAGGGCCGAGCGCCACCGACTACCTTGCCATGTGGGCCGACGAGGCGCGTGATCCGTACATGGAGCAGGCACTGCTGGCGGGGCTCACGCTGCGGCAGGGCGGCAAGGTGGTGGTGCTGTCGCTGGGCTACGGCGGCGGCCCCAATGCACTCGGCCGCATGAGCGGCACCTACGGGGTGCAGATCGCCGACAAGCAGCAGGTAGTGTGGAACTGGCGCAATGCCAATGCATGGGCGCCGGCATGGTGGGCCGAGCTTGAAGCGGCTGCCTTCAGTGCCCTGCGCAAGCGTGACTTGGTGTGGCAGGGGGCGCAGCGCATCAGCTTCGCCGCAGATGCGTTCGGGCTTGCCATGCTGCTGCCATCCGGTCGCGTGCTCCGCTATCCCGATGCCAAGTTCGAATGGCAGGGCGAGCAGTCGCGCATCACCTACCAGAAGGCGGCATGGAAGCCCAAGGCCAACGTCAAGGAATGGCCGCGGGCCACCATGTGGCACGGCACCCTCGCGGAGAACGCGACGCAGGCCATGTGCGGGGATCTGCTGCGGCATGCATTGATCGGCGCGGTGCAGGACGGACTCCCGATCATCGGCCATGTGCATGATGAGTTGATCGCGGAAGCGCCGAACACCAAGGCCGCCACGGTGCGGGATCTTGCACGCGCGCTGCAGCAGCGTATGCTCGACTTACCCGTATGGGCGGCTGGCTTGCCGCTCGCTGTCGAGACTGACAGCGCCGCCTACTATCGCAAGTGACCCGGTAAGAAAAACGCCCGGCGCTGCCGTGAAGCAACGCCGGGCGCGAGCACTGCCGTCACACCCCCCACTACGGAAGCAAGACGTGCATTCTTCATTGACCCGATCACCCGTCGAAGGACAACCACATGAGTCACGAAGCGCGGACACAGAATACACCACCTACCTTCAACTACCCCCTGCGCCTGCGCAAGGCGGCCCGCTGGCTGTTGTGGCGCGACGACAAGGTGCCCTACTACGCGCATGAGCAAGGCCTGCGCCTCAAGCGTAATGGCAAGCTCGACACGGCGCATGACGTCGCCCGCTTGGTCGATCACAAGACTGCGCTCGCGACCTTCAAGGCCGATGCCGGCTACTACAGTGGGCTTGGCTTCGCCCTCGGCGCCGGCTGGTACGGCATCGATTTCGACCACGTGCGTGACCCGGCTACGGGCATGCTGCTGCCACGCTGGATTCCCGACGTGATGCAGGCCGGCAGCGATAGCGGGATGTACGCGGAGCGGTCACCCTCGGGCACGGGCCTGCACCTGATCGGCTACTGGCCGGGCGCCGACTTCCGCAACGGCCGCCAGAACGAGCATGCCGAGGCCTATCACTCGGGCCGCTACTTCACCATGACCGGCTGGGCCACGCCCTCCAGCAACACCTATCGCTTCCGGCCGGCGAACCCGGCACCCCTGCTGGCCCTGCTCCCGCGGCCGACGCTGCGGCTGGTGTCCGCGGACCCGCTGCCAACCCCGCCAGAACGGCCTAGGAGCGATCGGGCAGGGGGCCGGGCTACCACCACATGGCTGGCCGATCGCCAAGCGATCCTAGAGGCGCTGGCGGTGCTGTCCGCGGACTGCGGGCATGAGGCATGGCTGCATGTGGGGATGGCGATCCACCATGCCAGCAAGGGCAGCGCCGAGGGGCTGGCCCTGTGGGAGCAGTGGAGCGCCACTGCGGCCGGCGCCGTCAATGCCCGTGGCGAGCCGCGCTACGTGGTGGGCCGCACCACGACGCGCTGGGCCAGCTTCGAGCGCACCCACGCGGGCGCCGCGGCACCCGTGACCCTCGGGAGCCTGATCCACCGAGCCCGCGAGGCGCAGGCCGCACAGGCCTTTGCGCGGGCCGGGCAGGCACCGGAGCAGCCGCCCGCGGTACCCGAGCTACCACGGGTCAAGGCGCCGCCACGGGTGCTGCCGGGCAACCTGCCGGAACGCTTCAGTCGCGCCGAGTTGAAGCGCATGAGCATCCCGGCCACGCGCTGGCTGGTGGCGGATCTGATCGCGCCCGGCCTCACCCTGCTGGCCGCGCCACCCAAGACCGGCAAGTCCTACCTTGCATTGCAGATGGCGCTGTGCGTGGCCGCGGGCAAGCCGTTCCTCGATCGCGAGACAACGGCGTCGCGCGTGTGCTACTTCGACCTTGAGCAATGGCACGCCCTGATGCTGGAACGCGACGATCGCATCAGCAAGGCGCACGCGATCCCGGCCGAGGTGCCGCTGGACTACAGCCTGACGATGGATGTCGGCGACGGCGCGCTCGCGGCCATGCAGCAGGAGATCGACCGCGGCACCAAGCTGATCATCGTGGACCTGTTCGCACGCATCAGGGATGAGTTGAACGAGAACGAGAAGAAGGGCGTGTATGCGCGCGACTACGCCGCGATCGTACGCATCGCCGACTTCGCGCTGCAGCATCCCGAGGTGGCGATCGTGGTGGTGCATCACGCCAACAAGGGCAAGCATGACGAGTGGCAGGCCAAGATCAGTGGCAGCTATGGCCTCACAGGTGGATCGCATGCCAACGTGTACATGGAGCGACCGGATCTGCGCGGCATGGATGAGGCCGACAAGGAACACGCGATGCAGTACCGCACACTGCGGGCGCAGGGCAAGCTGGTGCAGGAGCAGGAGATCGTGATCGAGATGATGCCGGCGGGCGGTGGCTGGCAGTGCTCCAAGGCGAAACCGTGGGAACTCAGAGGCACGCTGATGCAGACGCGCCTGCTGCTGTTGCTGGCGCCGCTGTACCCGGCGTACACGCCGGCCAAGGACATCGCGGACATGGTTGGCAAGACCTTCACGGCCACGCGGCAGATGCTGATGCGGATGGCGCAGCGGGGCACGCTGGAATCCGAGGGGCAGGGCGGCGGGGGTTATCGCGTGCGGCGAGGAGACAAGTGAGCGAGCCTCGCGCACACCCGCGCGTCGATCTATGTATTGTTTTCCCAATACATATAATACATACATGTATCACATGTACGTGGAAGCGCACACACACTCGCGCGGGTGTGCGCGAGGCCGCGATCGTCGCACGCTTGTCGGACAGGCGCCGACAGCGGACAATCGCGCCCCATGCAGAAGAGCGCGACAGTCAACGAGTTAGCGGTGCCTGCCAAGGGCGCCTTGCAGCCGGTGCGCGCGGAGCGCGGACGCAGGCGTGTGCCGCGGCCGCTCGCGCAGCAGCGCGACGGGCACACGACCAGCGCAGAGCGTGCGCGCATGCACATCAAGGCGCTGTCGCTGGTGCGCCTGCTGCACAAGGTCGCTGACGGCAAGAAGCAGGTCGAGCCGCATCAGGTAACGGCTGCTGTTGCGCTGCTGCGCAAGGTGATGCCGGATCTGCAGGCCACGCTGATCGGTGGCGACCCGGCGCGCCCCATCACCATCATCACGCGCATGCTCAGTGACAGCGATGAATGACGCCGCCTACAAGCCGCTGCTGGTGCGCCTGCTGCACAAGGTCGCTGACGATGACACGGCGACCACAGCTTACATCGCGCTGCAGGTTGAGAACGAGCGCAAGCGCGTGCAGCTTGAGAGCTTTAAAGCGTGGGCACGCAGCGTGGCCTATCGCACCAATGGCGCCGCGTCGCACGTCGAGCGCGTGATCCATGCCGAGGCCGTGCTGCGTGGTGGTGATCCCGATGAGTAAGACGCGCGGTGCATGGGACCAGCCACCGCGGGACAACGGCCTCACGCATGAGATCACTTTAAAGGCGCGGCCATGGCAGCGGCCGCTGCGTGACTACTTCCACGCGGGTGGCAAGCGTGCCGTCGTCGTCGCCCATCGGCGTGCCGGCAAGGATCGCGTGGCCCTGTTCATCGAGCTTGAGCAGGCACTGCGCGTGCGCTGCGAGGTGTGGCACTGCCTGCCGACCTACAAGCAGGCGCGCAAGGTGGTGTGGGATGCGCTCACCGGAGATGGCGAGCGCCTGATCGACGTCGCCTTCCCCCGCTCGATCGTGCGCAAGCGCATCGAGGACGAGATGAAGATCGAGTTGATCACTGGCTCCCTCTGGCGCCTCGTCGGTGCCGACAACTTCGATGCGCTCGTCGGTGCCAACCCGAAGCACGTGACGTTCAGCGAGTACGCCCTGACCAGCCCGAAGGCCTACGAGTTCGTGCGCCCGATCCTCGCTGAGAACGGCGGCTCGCTGCTGTTCATCACCACGCCCCGTGGCTACAACCACGCGCATGCGCTCTACACGCATGCGCAGACGGCGCCTGCGTGGTACGCCGGCTACCACCCGGTGAGTGACACGCACCTGATCCAGCAGGACGTGCTGGAGGAGGAGCGGCGCACCATGCCGGATGAGTTGTACCGGCAGGAGTACGACTGCGACTTCAGCGCCGCCAACGTCGGCTCGATCCTCGGCAGCTACCTTGAGCAGGCCGAGCGTGATGGTCGCATCGCAGGCGCCGACCTGTATGACCCCGGCGGTGCGCCCATCGAGTTGTTCAGCGACATCGGCTTCCGCGACGCGGCTGCGTGGTGGTGGGTGCAGCCCTGCCCCGGCGGGTTCAACGTCATCGACCACGATGAGGCCACCGGGCTCGATGCCGAGCAGTGGATCGAGCGCATCAGGGCCAAGCCATGGTCAGCGCACCAGCAGCGCCTCGGCTGCATCCACCTCCCGCATGATGCGCGGGCCAAGACCTTCCGCTCGCGCCATACCGTCGTCACGCTGTTCCTCAACAGCCAACTGGCCGACCGCTACTCCGTGGTGCCGCAGACCACGGTGGCCGATCGCATCAATGCGGCGCGCGTGTTCGTGCGTACCTGCAGCTTCAACCGCGCCGCCTGCGCCGCCGGGCTGCACCATCTGCGCGAGTGGCACTTCCACTTTGACGAGGACCGCCACAACTTCGGGCGCGAGCCCGAGCACGATGAGCACTCGCACAGCGGCGATGCCTTCAGCTATGCTGCCGTGGCTTTAAAGCCGTACGTGCCCAGCGCAGCGCCGCCCCCCGCCGACCGCGACGTCGGCGTCGAGGCCAACTACGCCTTCGACCTGAACCGACTGTTTGAGGACCGCGATGCCGCCTGATCCCGTCATGCCGCCGCAGCAGGCAGCGCCTACAGCGCCGCCACCGTACCTCGCCGAGCCCAAGCCGCAACAGCAGCAGGCAGGGGCTACACCCGAGCAGGCCGAGCACGCCACGCCCGAGTACTGGGCGAAGGAGATCGCGGCATCGAAGAAGTGGCTGCAGAAGTGGCACCAGCGGGCCAAGACCATCGAGCGCAAGTACCTGCTGGCCGAGCAGGATGCCAACAGCAACACCCGCGACACCTCGCGCTTCCCGCTGTTCTGGTCCAACGTGCAGACGGTTCTCGCGGCCATGTATGGGCAGATCCCCAAGGTCGATGTCGATCGCACCAACCTCGATCCCGGCGACGACGTCGCGCGCGTCGCGGCCATCATCCTTGAGCGCATCTTCCAGTTCGAGGCCGACGACTTGGAGAACAGCCCCTACTACGTGATGCAGGACTGCATCCTCGACCGGCTGGTGGCCGGCATGGGTGTGTCATGGGCGCGCTACGAGTTCAAGTCGCAGGACTTCACCGTGGGCGGCGTGATGGACGACCAAGGTGCCCCGCTGGTGATCCCCATCATCACCGAGGAGCGGGCGCCGATCGACTACGTGCGCTGGTCCGACTTCCTGTTCTCGCCGTGCAAGCGGTGGCAGGAGCGGAGGTGGGTTGCTCGCCGGGTGCCCATGACCGCGGATGCGCTGAAGAAGCGGTTCGGCGCCGCGGCCGAGGGCGTGCCGATGGCGTTGAAGTCATCGGCTGTCAGTCGCGCTGCCAGTGACGATGACCCGCTGCGTGCGCTGACCGAGGACATGGCCGACGTGTGGGAGATCTGGTGCGGCACCACCAAGTGGGCCTACTGGTACGTGCAGGGCCATGACAAGCTGCTCGACGCGAAGCAAGATCCGCTGCAGTTGCAGGACTTCTTTCCGGTGCGACGGCCGCTCTGCGCCACCGCGCTCACCAAGGCCTACATCCCGAAACCGGACTACGACTACGCCCGCTCGCAGTACGACGAGCTTGACCTGATCGCGAGCCGCACCGGCATGCTGACCGAGGCTTTAAAGCTGGTGGGCGTGTACGACAAGGCGGCCGAGGGCGTGCAACGCATGCTCAATCAGGCCAGCATGAATCAACTGATCCCGGTGGACAACTGGGCCATGTTCGCCGAGAAGGGCGGCATCAAGGGACAGGTGGATTGGCTCCCGCTCGACACCGTGGTGGCCGCGCTCGGCTATCTGGTGCAGCGCAAGCAGACGCTGTCGCAGGAGGTGTTCGAGTTGCTCGGCATCAGCGACATCCAGCGCGGCATGGCGGCGACCAAGGAGACTGCCACCACGCAGCGCCTCAAGGCCCAGTTCGGCAGTGCCCGCTCGGCGCGCGGCACCGAGGAGGTGGCGCGCTTCGTCACCGACAATTACCGCATGCGCGCGGAGATCATCTGCAAGCACTGGCAGCCGCAGACCATCCTCTACATCTCGCAGATCGACAAGACACCGGACAAGGCGCTCGCGGCCGAAGCCGTCAAGCTGCTGAAGAGCGATCCCTCCGTCGCCATGCGCGTCAAGATCAGCGCCGACAACGTGACCGCGCCGGATTGGGAACTGGAGAAGGGCCAGCGCGTCGAGTTCCTCACCGCGGTCACCGGCTTCATCTCCGCGGCCTTGCCGATGGTGACGCAGTCGCCCTCCGCGGGGCCATTCGTGATCCAGATGCTGCAGTGGACCGCATCCGGCTTTAAAGCCGGCAAGCAGATCGAGGGCGTGCTGGATCAGGCACTGCAGGCGATGCAGGCCGACAAGGCCAAGCCCCCGCCACCCCCGCCGCCGCCCACTCCGTTCGACAAGAAGGAGATCACGGCCGCGGAGAAGAACCGCGCCAGCGCCTCGAAGGAGTTCGCCGAGGCCGTGCAGACGCTGGTCGAGCTTGGCATCGATCCCATGATGGCAGCGCAGCAACTGCAGATGTACAGCATGCAGAACGCGCAGTCGGTGCAGGGAATAACTACACCGCCGCCGCCCCCGCAAGGCTCGCCGGGTGGTGCGCCACCGGGTGGTGCGCCACCGGGTGGACCGCCACCGGGTGGCCCACCGGGCATGCCGCCCGGCGCAGGCTTGCCGCCCAATGCACCGGGGCCGATGCCGCATCTGCCCGGCCTGCCGGGGGTGTAGCCATGCCCAAGCGACGCTTCGTGCAGGACCGCGACACGCTGGAGTTCCATGAAGTCGGCAGCGACTACGCGCCCGTTGTAGCCAATACCGACAGCGCGCTGTGGGGCGATCGGCACTACGCCGGCATGCAGACCAGCGACGGCACCGACATCAGCACCCGCAGCAAGCACCGCGAGTACATGCGCCAGCACGGCCTGACCACGATCGATGACTACGGCCATGACCACTGGCAGAAGGCCGCTGCGCAGCGCGAGAACGTCGCCCGCGGCGTCGATCCCAACCGCAAGCACGACCTTGTGCGTGCCATTGCGCAGCTACAGGAGCGAACCCGTCGATGAATACTGCCGAGCTTGACACCGCATCACCGCCCGTCGAGGACGCGCCGCCTTCGGTGCGCGAGTCGCTGGAAGCAGCCATCAGCACCCACGCACCGGAGGATGGTGCGTCCAAGCCGCCCGAGCCCGGCGGCGTCGCCGCCCTGCTGGCCGCGGGTGCGACCCCAGATGGACCCCAGACGGACCCTAAGCAGGGTCCGGCTACCACCCCCGCTGCCGCCCCTGACACGGCGCCTGCGCCCGCGCCCGCTAGCTGGAAGGCCGGCCTGCGCGAGCACTGGAAGACGCTCACGCCCGAGGTGCAGCAGGAGATCCAGCGGCGCGAGAACGAGCAGGTTGGGCGCATGCGCGAGAACGCCGCCATGCGCCAGCACCTCGATCGCTTCAACTCCATCGTGGAGCCCTACCGGGCACTGATGGAAGCCGAGGGCGGCGAGCCGCTGGCAGCGTTCCATGACTACCTGAAAGCGGCCACGCTGCTGCGCACGGGTGCGCCCAACGATCGCGCTGCCTTCGTCGCGGCACTGGTGCAACGCTACGGCGTGCCCCTCGATGCGCTCGACGCGCACCTCGCGTCGGCGATTCAGCGTGGTCCCGGTGCGCAGTCGCCGCTGTACCCGACGCAGCAGGCACAGATGCCGCAGCAGCAGCCGCAGCAGTTCCGCGATCCGCGCGTCGATGCCATGTTCCAGCGGGTCGAGCAGCAGGCCAACGCGATGGTGCGCAGCGAGGTGGACAGCTTTAAAGCCGATGCCAAGCATGAGTTCTTCGATGATGTGCGTCTGACCATGGCCGACGTGATGGACGCAGCCGCGAAGCGCGGGATCGAGATGTCCATGGAGGATGCCTACCAGCGCGCCATTATGATCGAGCCCGAGGTGCGCAAGGTGGTGGAGTCCCGCGGCATGCGCATGAACGCCTCGCAGGCCGCGCGTACGCTCGCCGCAGCGCGGCATGCGTCGTCGTCCCTGCCCTCGGGCAATGCCCCGCCCGCGGCCAAGCTGGCAACCACCAACGGCCTCGCGGCGCCGTCGGTGCGGCAGTCGCTGGAAGCCGCAATTGACACCCTGCGCACTAGCGCGTAACTTTTACAAGCTCGCAGCACAGTAGCGCCTTCGTGCATGAACCCGGCCCCCGCGGCCGCGCCATCCTCTGCACCGGAGCGAGCGTGTCTTTAAAGGACACGGCTCCCCCACCGAAAGAGGCGACGACTTGAAGCGATTCTGCTTTTATTCGTCAACCATTCGGGAGGAACCGTGTCTTTCCCCACCGTTACAGATATCGTCGCCACCACGATCGAGTCGCGCTCGCGCCAGATCGCCGACAACGTCACCAACAACAATGCAGGCCTTGCCTACATCAAGGACAAGGGCAACGTAAAGACCGTTTCCGGCGGTTCCGAGATTCTGGAAGAACTGTCCTTCGCCGAGAACTCCAACGGCGGCTTCTATTCCGGCTACGACCTCCTGCCCGTGGCAGCGCAGGACGTCATCAGTGCCGCGCGCTTCACCTTGAAGCAGGCCGCGGTCCCGATCGTCATGTCGGGGCTGGAGGATCTGCAGAACTCCGGACGCGAGCAGATGATCGACCTGCTCGATGCGCGCATCGGCGTCGGCGAATCCACGATGGCGAACATCCTTTCGTACGGGTTCTACGGCGACGGCACCACGGCCGGCGGCAAGGCCATCACCGGCATCGACGCAGCAGTGCCTGCCGACGTCGCCACCGGCCGCGTCGCTGCCAGCACCTATGGCGGCATCGTGCGCGGCACGTGGGCCTTCTGGCGGCCGTACTTCAGCCTGATGGCAGCCGCAGCGACACCGCAGAACCTGCCGGCCGCGATGAATGACTGCTGGGCCAATCTGGTCCGCGGGCAGGACCGGCCCAACGTCATCATCGCCGACAACTTCATGTGGGGCGTGTACGTGGCTTCGCTGCAGGCGCTGCAACGCTTCACCAATCCGGACTCCGCGCGCCTCGGCTTCCCCACCATCAAGTTCATGGACGCCGACGTGGTGCTCGATGGCGGCATCTACTTCGCCAGTTCGTCATGGGGCAGCGGCGCGCCGGCCAAGACCATGCTGTTCCTCAACACCAAGTACCTGAAGTGGCGTCCGCATGCGCGGCGCGACATGGTGCCGCTGTCGCCGAACAAGCGATACGCCATCAATCAGGATGCGGAAGTCACGATTCTGGCGTGGGCGGGCAACCTCACGTGCTCGGGTCAATACTTCCAAGGGCGGCTCAAGAGCCCGTAGCCTGTCACGGTTGCGGATTCTTCGCGGCGGTTGCCTAGTGCACCGCCGCGTCACCATTCAAAGGAGCACATCATGCCCGCAGGCTTACCCGGCGACTCGGCCGCCAACAATCTCGCCAACCCCAGCGTGGGGCGGCCCGTCATCTTCGATCCGCTGTCGGGTCCGAAGGGCTCGCCCTTCGACAAGGGCTCGGCCGGCACGTGCTCGACCGGCGCGCTGTCCACCGGCATCGGGTTCGGCCTCAACTCGATCTTCTACGCGCTGCAGAAGGACGGCATCACGCCGCTGTCGCCGCAGGTCACGGTGGCGCAAGCAGGTTTTAACTACAACCAAGAGCCCGGCACCAAGCCGACCTATGCGGCGCCGCCGCCGCCGGGCGTGGTGACGACCAACTTTACCGACGGCCGCTACATGTACATCGGGGGCGGCCGCACCACGGCCAACGTCACCACACCGGACAAGTACAGCGTGCCGTTTGTCGCCAACCCCTACGTCACCGGCATCGCGTTGATGGCGGCGGGCAATGGCGGCTCGCGCGACGCGGGCTCCACTTCGCCGTACACCGGCTTCGGGATGCGCCTGCTGGGCGCCACGGGTGCCGTGGCGAACGGCAATGCGGTTGTGGCGGGCTACACCAATCGCAGCGGCATCGGGCTGGTCAACGGCCAATCGGTGTTCGCTTCCGAAACAGCGGCGCAGGCCGCGCCGGCATAAGGAGCAGTCATGCGCTACACATTTTTCAGCAAGGATGGCGCCGAGTACGTCCGCATCCAAGTCGGCGCCGATGCGGTGGAACGGCCGGTAGCCGAAGGCGACAAGGAAGCAGCCGATCGCGAGAACGCCGCGGAGGATGCGCTGCAGGCCACGCTCGACAAGGAACTGAAGGAACGGCAGGAGCGCGAGGCCGCGAACGAGGCGCGTGCGCTGGGCAAGGAGCCGGCACCGTATCTCGCCGATGAGCCGACGCAGAAGCAGCTTGAACTGGAGTCCGATGCGCTGCTCGCCGCCGAGCTTGAGAAGCACGGTGACGACAACGGCAAGCACAGCAAGAAGCACAAGTAACCGTGGGCGCCATGATGGGGCAGGCCGCCCCGAACTACTCGCAGATGGCGAGCTTCGCGCAGCCGCAGGGCGGGGGCTCACCTTATGGCCCGATGCAGGGCTACAGCATGCCGGGTGGCGGTTACCAGCAGCAGCAAGGCATGCAGGGCTCACCCTACGGCCCGATGCGAGGGCAGAGCATGCCCGGTGGCGGATTCTCGCAGGCGCAGGGCGGCGGCTGGGGCGGGGGCCGCATGCAGCAGGCCATGCCACCGTGGATGCAGCAACAGATGCAGCAACCGCAGGCGGCAACGGCCGCGGCGGCGGCTCCCGATGCAGCGGTTCCCGATGCAGCGGCTGCGCAGGCCGGCTTGGCAGGGGGCAGCACCACACCCGTCGGTAGCGAGGCCGTGCCCCTGCCGCAAGCGCAGGCACCGATCGGCATGCGCCCGATGGGCGGCGCCATGTACCAGCGCGGCGGCTACGGCGGCGGCTACGGCGGCGGCTACGGTGGCGGCTACGGTGGTGGACGTGGCGGCGGCTGGGGTGGTGGCTGGGGTGGTGGGGGCGGTTGGGGCGGCCCCATGCAGCGACAGATGATGCAGGCGCAGGCACTGCGCCGTTAACCAGTGCCGACACGTTGACCCAGCTAGGAGCTACAGACGATGGAAACGTTCGAACATGACCCGAAGGACTTCACGCCCGGCGACAGTCGCAAGGGTGACGAGCATCTGGCGGTGCGCTTCTTCCGCAAGGCCGCGCGCGACGACGTCGCCTCGGCAGCCGAAGGCATCATGCGCTTTAAAGAAGTGGACATGATCCAGATCATGGTGCCGGGCGATCGCGACAACGTGATCGTGCGGCCGGCCGGCGCGGGTGACATCAACCGCTTCGGCAAGCAGTACGAGGATTGGAAGCGCAACAGCACGTCGGAGCAGTTGAACGGCACGCCGCTGGAATTGTGGGGCAAGCTGTCGCTGGCGCAGGTTGAAGAGTATCGCTACATCGGCGTGCGGACCATCGAGCAGTTGAGCCAGCTATCCGACAGCGCCTGCATGAAGATGCCGGGCTCGCTCGACCTGAAGCGCAGGGCCGCGGAGTTCATCAGCTTGCAGAAGGACGAGGCGCCATTGCGCAAGGTGCAGGCCGAACTGGAAGCGCGCGACGCGACGATCACGTCGCTGACCGAGCGGCTGGCAGCGATCGAGGCCAACCAGCAAGCCGCGAAGCAACCGCAGAACAACCAGCGGCGATAAGGCAATGCCTGTACAAATCGCGCAGTTCAACTTCGGGCAGGCGATTAATTTCGTCTGCTCGCTGGTTGGCTATCCGGCTTCCGCGGACCCGGCAGGATCGGTGGACACCAAGCATGCGCAGATGCGTGCCGCGCTCACCGACGCCTGCGCGGAGTTGCTGGCGCTGCGTGAATGGCAGGACTTGACGCAGGAAGGCGTGATCGACGTCGTCGGCGACAGCGCAGGGCAAACGCAGAAGGCCTTCGCGCTGCCCCCCGACTTCTATCGCTTCATCGACCAGACGCAGTGGTCTTCACACTCGCTGGCGCCCCTGCTCGGCGGCCCCGCATCGGCGCAGGCATGGTCGCGCTTCACGGCCGTGGGGTACCCGGCGGCGACCTCGTTGTGGCAGATCCGCGGCGACCAGTTGTGGGTGATGGCGCCGCCGTACCCGACGGCGCAGCCGTTCAGCTTCTTCTATCTCAGCAAGGCGCAGATCATTGATGAGCGTGATCCGCTGCTGCGCAAGAACACGCTCGACAACAACGGCGACTCGTTCGTGCTCGACGCCTATCTGGTGGCGTTGCTCGCGCGGAAGAAGTGGCTGGAGTGGAACGCGATGTCGTCGGAAGCGGCGACGGCCGACTTCAACACGGCCTTCGCTTCACGCGCGGGTGCGGACAAGGGTGCGCCGGTCCTGTCGCTGTCGAGCACGCCGGAAGGCTTCGCGCTGATCGGCAACATCATCGGCACTGCGGGCATTCCCGGCCCCGAGGGGCCGGCGTCCAACGTTCCCGGCCCGGCAGGACCAGCCGGCCCCACCGGAGCGCCCTCGACCGCGATTGGACCTACGGGCCTGACGGGCGCTACCGGCCCCACCGGACCCGTCGGGGCTACGGGCGCTGCTTCTACGGTGCCCGGCCCGATCGGTGCCACAGGTGCCACAGGTGCGGACTCGATCGTGCCGGGGCCGCAGGGCGATCCCGGCCCGATCGGTCCCAAGGGCTCCACCGGGACCACGGGTGCGACCGGCGCAGACTCCACGGTGCCGGGGCCGCTCGGACCCGTCGGCGCCACGGGCGCCACGGGCTCCACCGGGCCAACGGGTGCGCCGTCAGTGGTACCCGGCCCAGCCGGCGCAACCGGGCCTACAGGCCCGCAGGGCGTGCCCGGCGCGAGCGGAGCTACCGGGGCCACAGGAGCTACCGGCACGGGCGTCTGGAGTTAGGCTATGGCGCGGGCCAACACGTCATTCGCGCCGCAGCCGCAGCGTTACCAAGGCGGCATGTTCCCCGCCCCTTTAAAGGGGCTCACGGTGCGCTACACGCTGAATGCGCAGGACGCGAACACGGCACTGCTGCTGCGCAACGTGTTGTGCCGGCGTTATGGCGTTGAGTTGCGCCGGGGCTACCGGCGCTGGATGACCGGCATTCCCGGCGAAGTGCGCTCCCTGATGTCCTATCTGCCGGCACGGGGCGCGGGCAGCACCATGCAGCCCCGCTTGTGGGCCGCAGCCTCGGACGGCATCATCTATGAAGTCACCGCGCAGCAGGTAACGCCTACTGATGCAGTGACGCCGTTCCTGACCGTACCGAACCAGAGCACGCCGGGTGTGTTCAGTTGGACTAATTTCAGCGCGGGCGGGCAGAACTATCTGGTGGCCTGCAGCGCCGGGGGCGGGGTGTGGACGTTCGAGGATAGTGCCGGCTGGATCGATCGCACTGCCGGCATCACCGGCACCGATGCCAGCAAGTTCGACTTCGTGATGGTGTGGAAGAATCGCCTCTGGTTCATCGCGCTCAATTCCAACATCGCATGGTATCTGCCGGTGCTGGCGTTTCAAGGCGTGGCGCAGCCGTTCGACTTCGGGCCGCTGCTGGTGTTCGGTGGCGACCTCGCCGCGATGGCGTCATGGACGCTCGATGCTGGTGACGGCGTCGATGACAAGCTGGTGGTGGTGGGCCGCGGGGGTGACGTGCTGGTGTACGAAGGCACTGACCCCGCTACGCCGGGGGAGTTCCGCATCGCGGGGCGCTGGGCCGTCGGCAGGGTGCCTGTAGGCCGGCGCTTCATGTCCAAGTACGGCGGCGATCTGTCCATCATCACGCCCAACGGCATCGAGCGCATGAGCCAGCTAACGTCGGCGCGCGGGCTCAACGTGCCGGCTGGCGAGCTTGGCGGCACCGAGGATTGGGTGCGCTACATGGAGCGCATCGCGCAGGATGTGCGCGGCAGCTATCAGTCGCCCTTCTGGCAGTTGCTGCACTTCATGGGCGAGCAGTGCGCCATCATCATCACGCCGCACAACGGCCCGCAGGACGGGCTGCAGTACGTGTTCGGCACGCTGTCGGGCGGCTGGAGTGAGTTCAGCGGCATCCCCATGCTGTCGATCGAGGCGCACGATGGCGAGCTTTATTTCGGCACCAAGGATGGCAAGGTGATGCAGATGTTCTTCGGCACCACCGATGACAGCCTGCAGGACGGCACGCCGGGCACCGCGGTAGTGGCATCAGTGCAGACGTCGTTCGTGGCGTTGAGCAGCGACGAGTTCCACACCAAGCGGCCGCTGATGGTGATGCCCATGTTCATCGCGCCGAGCGCGCCCAGCGTGAAGGCGCAGGTCAACACCGATTGGAGCTTCCAGCCGATACCGGGCTCACCCATCTACAGCCCGCGGGGGCTCGCGGTGTGGGATAGCGCGCAGTGGGACAACGCGATATGGGCGGGCAGCGGCAATTTCTACAATGCGTGGGTTGGCGCCGAGGGGCTCGGCACCCATTGCTCGCTGCGCATGGACTTCACGGGCGAGTCGCCCGGCACCATCTTCACCACGTGGAAGTTGCTGGCTGAAGTCGGCCAAGGAGTGCTTTAAAGTGGCCCGTCAGAAAAAGCTAACCCTACCGAAAGGAACGCGCGTGAATCGTCCAAGCACAAAACCTGTTGATCCGTTGTGGGTGCCGGCCAAGAGTTACCAGACGTCGATGAAGATGGTGGAGGATCTGCAGGCGCACGATTGGGCCAACAAGGTGCTGCTCGATGGCGGCGACGTGGTGCAGTTCTCGCTGATGCCGCCGCCCGTGCTCAACTACTACACGCAGGCTGATTGGAGCGTCGGCCAGCAGTACACCAGCGGCCAGCCGACCGGCGCCGACACCGGCACGCAGGGCGGCGAGGCCGGCGTGCTGCCGTTCGGCGGCCACGTGTACACAGGCGTCGATCCGTACCCGAGCATGAAAGGCGACGACCTGTACAAGCTCACGCTCACGGTGCCGGCCGATTGGCCCAAGGGACCGAACATGAACACCATCAGCGTCGGCGAGCACGGCGCCAGTGGCGGGCCGCAGCAGCGCGACGTCAAGCTGCGCGACGGCAGCGGCAAGATCCTGTATCAGACGATCGGCACTTACCCGAGCATCCCTTACTGCGTCGGCGGGCCGCCGGGCGCGGGTGTGATCGTGCTGGAGCCGGCCGGCGTGTATTACCTCGAAATTTTTAACAACGGGCCGCTGGCCGAGGGTGCCACGTATCCACCGATCACCGACATGGTGGTGTACTGCTACGCACCGCAAAAGTGAACGCAGCCGGCGAGCCGCCGGTCAATGGCAGCGTCGGCACCCGGCTGGCGCTGCTAGAAGCACGGGTGAGGCTGATCACGATCGCGCTGGAAGGCATGATCGTGGTGGTGGTCAGCGCATTGCTGGCGTACTTTTTCAAGGGACAGTAGATGCACGTGGTCACGGCGTTAACGGTGCAAGAGAAGGTCGCCATGCTGGGCTTCCTGTCCGAGCATGAGGTGCGCCTGCCACCGAGCGGCGACTTTCAGGCCTTCGGCAGCGTGTCGGCCGTCAACCATGAATTGCTGGGCGTGGTCGCGTTCAATGGATTCTGGGGCCACGTGTGCAGCATCCACACCGCGGGTGAAGGCAACTGGATAAGCCGCACCCTGATCTGGCGCACCTTTGACTATCCGTTCCGCCAACTCGACATGCGCGCATTGATGGCGCCGGTCGCCGCGAGCAACGTGCGCAGCTACAACTTCATCAAGCGCATGGGCTTTAAAGAGATCCACCGGATCACCGATGGCTGGGACGCCGGCGATGACCTGATCGTGCTGCAGATGCTGCGTGACGAGTGCCCGTGGCTGGCGAAGCTCGACAAGCACTTCACCAAGTATCATTAAAGGGAGCACCTACCATGGGCGGCAAGTCAGCACCACAGGCACCCGACTACAACGACGCTGCGCGTGAGCAGGCAGCGTCGAGTGCCGCGCTCACGGCCCAGCAGAACTGGGCCAACCGGCCGCAGCAGTACACCCCGTGGGGCCGCACTGAATGGCAGACCTATCAGGACATCGATCCCGGCACCGGCCAGCCGGTCACGAAGTGGGTGCAGAGTGAGAACCTTAATCCCCAACTGCAGCAGGCGCTCGACAAGCAGATCAGTATGCAGAACGACCGCTCCGATCTGGCGGCGTCGTTCACCGATCGCCTGCAAGCGGACATGGGGCAATCGTTTGATTGGGGCAAGATCGACCGCGACACGCCCGCTGCCGGTAGGGTTGATGCACGTGCCTACATCACCGGCACGCAGCCGATGCAGAACTACGTGCAGCAGGAAGCGATGGACACGTCGGCGCCGCAGCAGATCACCACTGGGCGCGAGCAGCTAGGCATCACCGGACAGGACACGCAGGGGCTGCAGCAGACCACCGGCACCACCAATGCGGCGAACTTCAGTGCCGATCGGCAGCGCATCGAGCAGTCGCTGTTCGATCGCATGCAGCCCGAGCACGATCGCGCCACCGCGCAGTTGCGCACGCAACTGGCGAACCAAGGCATCACGCCCGGCAGCGAAAGCTACAACCAGCAGATGCAGGCGCTGAGTGACAACCAAGCCCGTGAGCGATTCAACGCCGTGCAGCAGGGCGGGCAGGAGCAGCAGGGCTTGCAGAGCATGCTGATGGGCCAGCAGCAGCAGGCCTTCGGGCAGGGGCAAGCCTCGCAGCAGGCGCGCAATCAGGCACTGCAAAATCTGTTCGGCCAGCAGCAGGGCGCGGCCCAGTTCGGCCTCGGCGCCGGGCAGCAGGGCTTCGCGCAGGATCTCGCTTCGCAGGAAGCGCAGAACGCGGCGCGCACCGCGCAGTTCCAGCAGGCCATGAACGCGGGCAACTTCTACAACACTGCGGGCATGAACACCTACCAGCAGCAGCTAGGTGTGGACAACCAGAACTACCAGCAGGCAATGTCCTCGACCGGCCTGCAGACGCAGTTGCGGCAGCAGAAGATCGCCGAGGAA